TGAGACCAGAACCACCACCCATTTCTTTCTGTGGCATATACGAACCAACAACATCATAAGTGTGATTAGTAATCACCAGAGGGATACCTGCTCGACCCAGTTTCAAAGATAGAATCCTGAAAATAGATTTGACTACTTGAGCCCGAGTCATATCACGAGTCTCCTTACCTGCAGAAGCGTCCTCAACCTCCTTAGTAGTTGAGAGCATACCAAGAGAGTCTAAAACAAACATCAGGGGCGGGCGGTCCTTCTTCTTGAGTTTGGTGTACTCATCCACAATCTTGATAGATTGAGTTCTGAACTCCTGAACTGTAGTAACTGGCACCAAACCTAAACGTTTAACATCAATACCACGATCAGAAAGCATTGTTTTTGTAATTGCAGATTCAGATTCAAAGTAGATTACCTGAGCATCTGGATTTTGCATCAAAAAGTATTTTACTATCGACAGAGCGAAGAAGGTTTTACCAGTTGATGATTCTCCTGCAAGTGCGGTAATTTTGTTTGATGGGAGACCACCGTAAATGCTGCCAGACACAAGAGCGTTGAAGATGTAAGCGCCAGTATCCACAAACGTGTCACAATCCCCAGCGGCGATGCCGTCTTCGGCAATAGATGCATACTCATTGTCCAACTCCGAAATAACTGATTTTAAAAATGACATAATAATTCCTATACAAAAAATGATTCGAGTGTACCTTTTCTTTCAACTTGCCAACCAATAGTTTCAACAACGTTTCTCAGAGGTTCCAAGAAACTTTTATTGAACTGTAGATCGTAGTCAATATATTTCTCCAGATTGAATTCTTTGGGCATTGTCTGAAGATAAGCAATAACATTTTCCCCAATTGGGTTTGGTTTTTTCAAATAACAAAATTTAATTTTCTCACCCTCTTGTATCACTGGATACTTATTACCCAGTTTTAATTTACTGATGTGATGATTATATAGTAATGCACCACGAACATGAATTGGAGTTCCTTTAGAATAAAGATTGGAACTAGATTTGTACTTAGATAATCCATTCAATCCTCGTGGAAATGAAATTTCGGCAATATCTCGTTTTTTAGTTTCTACCTTTACATCATTGATAAACTTAATCAATTCGTCATTTGACTTGTTAATAATAATTGTAAATGCTTTCTTAAGTTTATCTCGATAGAAAGCAGGCGTTGAAGATCTCGCCGTTTCAAGACCCATAATTTTCATCTTGGGTTCTTCATATCGAACACCTTCACTATCCCATACATTGAGAATGTAACGTTTCTTGGCAGTCCAGATACCACGATCAGCAATGTTCTCACGTTTCATTTGCATCTTTTGTTCAAATGCCGAAACATACGTCGCGAGTTCCTGATAAGAGGCATCGATGAATGGTTCCAATTTCTCTTGGCAGATCTTATCAAGTATGGAAACAATTGATGTTTTATTGTCAGACTTATTACTAAAAAATTTAGTAACAAGAGGTCCAAGATTAAGATAGATTGAATCAGTGTCAGATGCAATGACATAATCCACTTCCTCGGTTGAGAGTAGTTTATTTATGTACGCATTCATTTTATTCTCAATCCAACGAATAGAAACTTGACCAGACAAAGTGATTGCTTCTGCATTGGCAAGTTTAAAGTAACGGAAGTATTCATTACCGATAGCACCATAAGCAGAGTTCAAAGAGATCTTCTTTGCCATTTGCACATTATTACAACGTGCAATTTCTTTCTCTAATTCTTTTGTTGGTTTGTGTTCATATGCTTGTTTCGCAGCAAGCATTCTTTTCTTGAATACTACACGATCATTATACATCTGGGACATCAATTTGGGCAGAAATCCTTGGATGTCAGTTTGATACTGAGCACCATTAGCGCATACAGCATACTCACCGTCTATCTCGACCTGTTTCTCAAGGATCTTATCAACTGTAACTGTTGGATGTCTAGATTCCTGTAAAGTCTCGGGCGAGATATTGTACTGCATAATGAGATGAGGATACAAAGAGTTGAGATCAAAAGACACCACCCAATCATAACTTCCAGGAATCGGTTCCTTGACATAAGCACCAGCGTACGCAGAATCTTTATTGTGACTAGTTTTTTGAGGAACAACAATGTTGTCCTTCCTCAAGAAATTGAAAATGATATTGTCCCACGTTTTTACCTGAGAATAAACATCCTCATAGTTTTGACGTGCATCATATGCCATAGTCAAACACAACTCAATCAATCGCATCTTGTCTTCCATACGGTCAACAAGTTCCACATCATGAATGTTGTAATCAATAAACTTTTGCCAGTTACCTGTATAGAAATCTCTGAAGGTATCAAACTCCGAGTGATCTAGTTTTTGTTCACCGAGTTCAACCATAGCAATATGATCAAGTCGATAAGACTCTTGATTACTGTAAGTAAACTTTCTGTATAGATCAAGATAATCAAGACAAGAAACCCCTGCAAGATTATAAGCAAGATTCTTGCGACCTTGAATATAAATTTCTCTTTCCTGGACTAGATTCCATGGAGAAAGGGATTTTTTATACTTCTCTCCTAAGATGCGATCAATTCTACGAGCAAGATATGGGATATCATAAAGATATACATTCCAACCAGTAATAACATCAGGTGTATTCTGCACCCAATAGTCAAGAAACTTCAGTAAAAGATCTTTCTCATTGTTACAGTAAATATACTTTACATCTTTTCTAGTATTATCATAATCACGAACACCCCAAGTAATCAATTGTTTAGAGTTGAAATCTTTAACTGTAATGCAAAGAACTTCTTCAGCAACATCTTCAACATTAGGGAATCCGTTTTCTGCTTGAACCTCAATATCAAGAGACATGATATTCATTACAGACATATCAAACTTCATCTCTTCCTGTGGATTTTTGTCCGAGATATACTGATACAAAAATCTTTCGTACCCAAAGACATCAAAGTCTTGTACACCTTCATACCGTTTCATGAAGTCTCTTGCCTCACGAACAGATTCAAATTTAATTGGTTTTACATTTTTACCATCCAGCGTTTTATGTTTCGTTTCTTTATTAGCAGTGACGAACAATGTTGGGGAAAATGAATCACGATGAATTACACGTTCTCCATATTCATATCCACGATATAGGATAGTGTTTCCGACAAGTTGGACGTTAGTGTAAAACTTCATGAAGGCATCAGTTTGACAATATCAGCGTGTGGTTCTGATATAGTTAGAATTCTATTGGAAAAGATTAGTGCTTCTCTTTCTGAACTATATCGAGGCCACTCTACAAGAGTATCAGTTTCTTCGTTGATAAGATAACAGTTCTTAAGATAACAAGATGGTTCTTCTTCTAATTGTTCCACATCAGCAATGATATGAGTACCATCAACTAGTTGTATTACTTTAAGGTTCATAGACGTAGTGGGATATGCATCCATTATAAAAGACCCCACAACAAATGTCAAGGGGCCTTTCGATGGCATGCAGGAGGGTCAAAATTATTTAGTGTTTCTTCTTGAACGGTTCCCAGTGTTGCCAATCGTATTTGTGAACTGCCCACATACCAATAATAGGAACGAAGACTAGACACCATGCCATGAGTCCTAATCCATATGGATTATTTAATACTGTACCGCAGAATCTAGCAAACTGTAACATCATTGATCTGTAAGCACTGATGCAAAAAATATAACAAGTGCAAACATTATTGGAATTAGTATTAATACTAAATGAGATAAATCCATAATCGTGATTCCAATTTAAAAATTATTATTTTTAGTTTTCCAAAGTTCTAGAAAATATCTGTCTACCAGATATAAATCACCTTGAGGTGGTTGATCTTCAATCTGAGACCATTCATTACAGAGTGCTCTCATTTCTGGTGTTATACCATGAGGTAAAAACATTCTCCCAAAAGCAGACATAGCAAATGCAAATCGCATCCTAATGCGCTGTTCCATTTCCTGAGTAGGCGTCGGTTTCATAATAGTTATTTTCACCTCTTCTGTACCCGAAATATGCGGTGGCACATATAAATGGTAGTGATCCGAAAAGTAGGACATGGGCTAGAGTCATTGAATTTTATCCTCGTAGATTTTAATTAATTTAATTGCCTGTTTTCTATCAGATCCACAAGGTGCATTCTTCAAACATCGAAGAATTAGTTCATCATCACTGATAGTGGGTTTGATAGTAAACCCCCACTTATCAACTTTACCTTCTGTAGGTGCTTCAACGTAATCAAATTCGGAAGGCATTACCTGGTGATAGCGATTGGAAAATTTTAGAACATGCATTGACAGCATGGGTATCTCCATATACTCCAGAGAAGATATATGAGATACCTAACTTACTACAATACTTTTGAAGTTCCTGACATTTTGAAATATCACTGGTGCTATGATCAATGATAATATCACCCTCTTCGAGTAATGGTAACAACTCATCAAGTGTGTCTTCTGCTTTTTGCTCTGGACATGTCATCTGAAAAATACCAGGAATCCTACCAGCACTAGTGAACTTCTTACCATCAGATTTAACTGCTTGGACAAGATACTCTATCGAGGTTACACATCCACTAATATATCCTGCTTCATATTGCCCACAGGCATTCTCGTAGTTAGTACTACTATAACCCCAAACTTCAATTCCCTTTTCAATCATACGGCGGGCCATACCTTCACCAGTACGACCCAAACCAATCATTCCAACTTTCATTTTAGTCTTCCTTTATTTTTTACAGACCATGTTATCTCCATGGCAATAACCATTAGTGTGATGAAACCAAAAACGAATAGTCCACTCATACTTCTAACTTTGCCGCATCCCAATCTTTTTGAAATCTATCCAAACCATCTTCAGTAAGAATATGATTATACATCTCCCAGAAAATTTTAGGAGGCATTGTTACGACTTCGGCACCATTATACCAAGATCGTACAGCGCGTTGTACACTACGAATAGAAGCAGAAAGTACTTTAGTTTTTACACCGTACCTACAATATAGTTCACTGATAGAACGAATAACTTCCAATCCAGCGATAGATTGATCATCAAGTCGTCCTACAAAAGGAGACACATAAGTAGCACCTGACTTTGCAGCAAGAACTGACTGAGCAGCACTAAAGACAAGAGTCACATTTGTCTTGATACCTTCTCGATTCAACACTCTACATGCCTTTAGTCCTTCAACTGTGCATGGAAGTTTAATCGTAATGGCAGGACCAATGTTAATATACTGTTGTGCCTGGTCAATCATTTCTTCAGCGGTGTCAGCAACAACCTCTGTAGAAATACTTTCAAAGTGAGGATACTCTAGTGCAAGAAGTTTTGCAGTAGAGTATAAATCATTTCCACTTCTTAAAATAAGAGTAGGGTTAGTAGTCACCCCATCAATCAAACCAGTTTCATTAGCAGCACGAATTTCATTTAGGTCTGCAGTATCAAGAAAAATTTTCATATAGTTGTGAGTGTAAATCATTGGACATGTACCTTACCAATCATTCCCGCTCCTTGATGTGGTCCACAAAAGAAATTATAATCACCAGCATCAGCGAAAAGAATATCTTGTGACTCACCAGGATTGAACATTAATGACTCTCTGGAAAGATCAGCACGACCCTCAACAATAATATTGTGAGGAGGAAGCATACCATTCACAAAGTGGACAGTATCTCCTGCATTGATTGTAACATCAGAAGGATCAAAAATCAAGTTTCCACCCGAACCCATTGTAACATCAATTGCCCATGATGGAGCAGAAAAAAACAGTGTAGCAAGGATAACAAAAAAGAACCTCATATTCCTTTATATGACTACACTATCTATGATAGTATTATGCCATAGTCTATACAGTTTGTTTTGACATCAAAACTTATTGTTTAGATAATTTTTTTCATTTTGATAGGGATGTTTTTTACCAGACCAGATTTTGTATCCTTCAATAACTTCAGGCACCAACCACTGGTCCACACGATAACAAGCATCCCAATTCACAGGATGGATACAGTTCATTATCACAACCTGAAAGAATGCTACAGTATGAATCCAAATAGTAAGCATTAGTCTTTATTCAACGGAGTCCATTCGTAACCATATTCATGATCATTATTTAATTTTTTTACATATTGATCCATCTCATTTGCAATATCATTTAGTGTTGTTAGTACACAATGATAACCACGTTCCCATTCATTTGGTTTAGCAGCAGTTCTGAATGCTGGAAAGTCACGAGCAGTTTCTCTCAGAATAGCAGCAATTAATTCTTGTTTAGTACAATAAGATGAAGTATTGATCTGTTGCGAAATTCTTTCTACACGTTCAAAATCCATGATAATACAATTCATATATTACTAATTATACACAAAAAAAGGGGAGGTTTGTAAACCACCCCTTATGATATATTTACTACATAAGTACCCTCTTACAAATCCTTTTACAGATTGAGGCCTTCTCGTCGCATTCGATCAGACATTCATAGTAATCATTAATTACATCTAAATCTGATTCTAAACTATTGACGGTAGATTCAAAGTGTTTCCACTCGCTAAGCTGACCTCTAGAAAGAATGTTGTGCATAATATCCTCCTAACAATTAATTACATAATATATGAGAACAAATAAAATATATCATCACCTCACTGCGTTCTACTACTATGTATAGTACTTTGTGTTAATTCACTAACATTTGTTAAATTGTTACTTAAAGACAAAAAAAGAGAGGGTTTGTAACCCTCTCTGTTAACTTCCTTCACACGGAAGTTATATAATATCATATAAAAAGAAAGGTGTCAACCTTTTCTTTATAGTAAGTTACTCACTTAGTATAGAGCTTACCACGATAACAGAATGTACCATGGGTCTCTTTTGATTCTACACAACGTGTATCATAATCAACACCACGATATGAGGTGTGAGAGATCTGTGCGTCGTGAAGTGCAGCAGCTTTGTTGATCTGCTTACGAATCAGGTTAAGTGTATTCATTGTGTTACTCCTAAAGTAGTTGGATTTTAATCCGTTCCTTTAGTCGTTTGCGTCCCATGGGTAGCATTCAGGGGTTGATTCCTTCATGACCTCAATCAATTCCACCTTATATTCGGCAGGAATATTCTCATTTGCTTTCATCCGAAACATAATTGAATCGGCTTGTTGACAAGTGAGGGATGTATAGAATAATAGTTCTAGCATGGGATGAACGGCTCCGTTCCGCGACTTACTTGCGTCCTCCTTTCGGGGGATGAACGATGGATCTATTATAGACCCTATACCCTATTTAGTCAAGCACTTCTAAATAAGATGTACGTCTTAAATATTAATCATGCAAAAAGTAGTTAATGCTCTCGCTATTCTGTCGTTTTTAGGAGTAGCAAGTATTATTGGTGGAGGCACTTATGTATACCTCCAGAAAGATGCTATTATCGATGGTGTAAAAGAACAGGTCACTAAGCACGCTACTGAAGCAATTACTGGTGCTCTTCCTGGAATGATGGATTCTGCAATGCCAGAACTTCCTAGTACAACTGGCGGTGCTATTCCTGGACTATGAAATTTGAATTAGATATGGAGGACTACGCTATCATCCTCAATGCGCTACACTACTATAAGAAAGTAGAGAAGCGTGGCAACTTCAAACAGTATAATGAAGATCGTGTCAATCAGTTGAGAGACAAAATGGCATATCAATTAATTCCTTCAAGAGACTGCAATAGATTATAATGCCCGAGATACCCATCATTACAGGCGGGGATATTCGTATTAGTGATATTCAAATTAATACTATCCCCACCTATGACTTTAATAACACTTCAACATCTATACCACTAGCAGCTCCAGTAGTTGTTAACATTGGTGTGCCTGTGGTTAATATACCAGGATGTGTTGAAGCGACTGAAACTAATACTGCTAAAAATAATCAATTAAGAGAGGATGATCCTAATGGTGTGGTTACGCTTTGCGATTCTGGTGTTCCCAATTTTAATCCTATTTCTTATGAACCAAACCAGATGATTATGACTGGTCCACCTCAGGTGGATAACAGAACACCAGATAAACCTACACCACCAACACCAAAAACAGATACACCAAAATCACCACCACCAGCTACTGCTAATGTAGAATGTCCTACTAAGGTACAGCAAGCACAGGAACCTGTAGGAACATTAGTAGAAGGTTTTAGAAAGGAAGTTGTTGGTTATGAACTCATCGATAAGACATGTGTTCAGATAACAGAACCAGTTCCTCTACCTACACAAATTGTTGCTGGTCTACCTAGTGGTGGTCAAGTTATGCAGGTAGGTGGTATTGCTGTCATCGCTACATCATCAGCATTACTAGCAAAACCGCTGGCGGACATACTATTAAAAGCAGTCAAACCAGCGGTTAAGAAAGTTATGAAAAAGATTGCTACCTTACGTGGTAAGAAACCTCCTATTTTGTCGTCAGGGGAGCGCCGAGCAGAGCAGCGTCAGATGAATGAGGCAGTACGGGTATTGCGGTCTGTTTTCCCTCGGAAGAAGAAGAAACTCTAGGAATCTCATGGTAGTGTGGATGCTTATGTCCTGGTGGATTGTTTACTAAGACATCTGCACATACTTTATAGTAAGGGCTCTTAGGATGGAATTGGATTCCTTTTAACTTTAACTCACCACAATTTTTAAGACGAGCTATCTCAAAGTCCAATCTTTTATTAGCAACTAACTGACTAGTCAATTCAATCTGTGTTGATGCTGCTTGCTTACAAAGGTCTTGTAGTTTCTTATCTGTAGGTGTGCTCCACGTCATAGAGA